TGAGCTTGACAGAAGTATTGATAGCTCCTCTTTTCTAAGGCTGCATGCTCATGCTTTACTATAAGCCTTCTGAGTTTATTTTGTTTCTCCCCATCCGTTGACTTTGCTTCCCATACATACCTATCGCCATCAATGGTGCATTCGCCATCAGAGTGTCCTTTTAGCCATGTCATGTCACTAAAACCAAACTGACTACCGTCATCAGCTACTGGCTTTAAGTCAAGCCCAGACTCCATTAGCCTATCAATCAAAAGAGCCTCAACATGATGTCCATCAGAGAAATGGCTGCTACTGCTGTATCCTATAAATGGATCGAAAGCATGCCTAAAATCAAGCCATTGCTTTCTTTCGCAAAATCCACCAAATGACGACATCCCAAGGTAGGTTCTTCTTGAATTCTCACTGTTTGCTTTTTTCTCCATTGACTCAAACATGTCATCTAGTATTTTTTGATGCTTCATCTAAAACCTCACTTAGCGATGCGCTTAATCCATAAAGCTCAATAGCTTTTACATTGTACGCTTCAACAGCAAGAGCTTGAGTTGAAAACATACCGAGAAAGAATTTTTCATTCTCTTTACCTATCTGTGAAAACCATTTATTTCCACTTGCCCAAACACCTTTAGTTTTTCCAAAACTTCTATTGTGATTTTGAACGCTATTGCCTGACCATCTGCAATTACTTTTGCAGTAATCCCCGCTTGAATCTATTCTGTCTATAGTCATTCCTTCTGGTCTATCACCCATGTCTTTATGAAATCCAGATAAGGTTAACCATTCATCACAAACAGATACACCAAGCCCTCCATACCTTTCGTACGAGTCGTTTTTTTTATTAAAGCACCTTTGCAGCATGTGATGCCAAGATGACTCTGTTCTGCTTCTGGCTAGCCCATGTTTTATTCTTGACTCCCGTTGCAGGCATCCGCAAGAACGGGTATTTCCACTGATAACTTTGTATTTATTTATTGATTTTATATTTCCACATATGCATTCACAAAACCACTTCGGGTATTTAGATTCATCTTTATGCAGAAACGTAAGCCTTCCGTATACTTCACCTTCGATACTTGAATTCATATCTTTTCCCCTTAAACAACAAAGGCCGCAATTAAGCGACCTTTTTATTATTTGCTACATCTATCGTCGAGCGAAAGCATTCCCTGCTTGGCTTGTTTGCGGAGCCATCCGTTGTGGTTGTGCTTGTCCCTGAGACTGTGCAGCGCCAGCTACAGGGGTCTTTTTGTATGAAGCGACCTTGGTGTCAGGCTCGCCATTGCTGTTGGTTCCCATCTTGGTTTTTACTGTCAGCATCTTGCCGATCAGGTTAATTGGATCACCAGCTTGCTGTGGCGTAAGGTCTGCTGCAGAGCACAACTTACCGTAAGTCAGCTTACCGATATTCTTTACAACACCGCTCTTATCTGTCCAAGTCATCTCAGTTACTTGGTCGTCTCGGAAGAACATGAATGTATCAAATACTTTCTTGTTGTCGAACTGGCCTCCACCGTATACTGACATGGTTACATTTACACCGTAGTTACCTGATGCGAACTGCTTGTATTCTGCGTTATCGACAATGACAGGGTAGTCTCCTGCAGGGAGTGGAGCGTAAGAGCCTTGGTCTTGCTCGTTTTGCTCGTAGATGTCTTCCATACCCAAATTTAAATTCATAGTCATTTTGTACTTCCTCTTTGTTGGTTGATGTAGAGATATTACATTGTGCAATATCTCCTGTCAAGCTAATTAATCTTTTTTATTCCAAAGATCAAGAATTGAATTGCAGTCAAACAGTAACTCATGCGGTAGTGAGGGTTGAGACCGGTTCTTAGCTAAGAACGCAGGCATCTCACTCGTGTACATGAATCGCTCGCCTTGACCGATTGCCTTGTTCTCCTTTGCTCCCATCTTCCCATCGATCTTTCGTACTATCTCACGAAACTTTGCAAAAATCAAGGCATCTGAATTCTTTTGTAGCAATCCAATTGCATCTTTATGTAGCTCTGGCATGTAACGATCGTAAGGCTCGTTATCAGGGTTACTGACAGTCTTGATCATTGAGTGACCAATAAGCCAGATATTGACATTAAGCTCGCTTCGTACCAGTGAGATCTTGTCGTAAAACTCTTGCCAGTATTTTAGTGCTCGCTTGTAACCACCACCGTAACCGAAGTCTTCGATGTTTGCTTTGACGTGCCCCTTATCATCCCCTGCTGCACAAACGTCTCGGTGGATCAGTGGCTCAAGTGCGGATGCTGAGTCAATAATAATATTCTCAAACCCAGAGTCTCTACCTTCGGTCAGTAGCATGTCCAGAATTCCCATTACTTCACCGAATGCTTGAAGCTTTACACTTCCGTCCTCGAATGTGTACTGAGCTACGTCAAGATCTGCTGTTCCGTCTTCGATTGGCAAGAAGAATGCGTTTGGCAGTGCAGCACACTGGGTAGTTTTGCCTATACCCGGAACACCGTATAACATGATGATCTTTTTATGATCTCGTGTACCTTTTTTTACTGCGCTAAAATCAAATGACATATTTTTCTCTCCTGTTTTATTTATTTCGCTATTATACATAGTTATTTATCTGTGTCAACAATGTTTATTTAACTTTCTACAAACTTTGCTGCTACCAGCCTGTGGGCCTTCCTTCCCTTGCCTTCTCCTTCCTCTATCAAGAATATATCTTGTGACTCAAGAATCAAGTAATTAAATATTTCTTTTCGCATATTGCTGTCCGTTGACTTAAACGGGTGAAGCTTCATGAGATCCTTTTTCATTATTCCTTCTGGGCCCATCTTCTCGATTACATTGTAAGCATCTCGGTATCGCTTATCAATAGAATTCTCAACCATCTCGAATTCAATGTATTCTATCAGTTGCTCAAAGCAAAAGTCAACAAGAGCAATGGAGAAATTAACACTATCCAAACCAACTGACAGGGCGTATGGGTCTTTTGACAGCTCCATCGTCAAAGAGATACGCATAGCCTTCTCGCGGTTACGTACGATCATCAGCTCCAACCCATTCTTTCTCAGCTCTTTCTTTCGAGTCATAATATCGTCTTCATACGAGTCGAGTCTGTCAAACGCCTCAGCTGTAAACGGCAGGACGATAGGCTCCATTGGCTTGTCGTAATCGTTACGGCCTTGTGAATTCTTTCCTCGATTGTGGTGCAGTACTCTACGCTCGATCGTTTCAATCCATGACAGTATCTCTTGAGGTACAGCCCGAGACTTTGAATTCTTATTCATCTTCTGATCGCCTTCCTGAGCAAACATAACAATGAATCGATTCAAGAAACCATCACTAATCATCATCTTAGTCATTGACTCTGACAATTTATGTGGCGTAGTCATACCAAGCAGGCTAACAGACGGTCTGTTGATCGTTAGTGAGTTCTGCTCATCACCAGTCAGCTTATTCTTTAAGATCTCACTCAGGCTCGTGAAGGAGTCTGACGAGTAGGTGCTATCCTGCTTACTGAAAAGCTCCATCCAAGCTTTAACCTCAGACAGTTTGTTCTCAGATACATTCTTAGATCCGATTATCTGCATCCAGTGAGCCATTTCGTCTTTAAAGAACAAAGCTCGTGGCTCGCTGTATAGCTCAGTGATGATTGCACTCTTGCCGGTAACTTCACCTTTGATAATACTGCCTTGGTTTGCAGCCTGTAATATCTTAGATACGATTTTGTATGAGTGCTCCTTACCAGCGCCCGTCTCTGCAACGCTCATTGTGTAGACACTTGAGTAATTGTCAAAGTCAGTAGTGAAGTCACGACCGATAACGACAGCACACATAGCCAATGAAGCATTCAGTGATGGCATGTAGAGCGGGTACTGAGCAGTAGAGAGCATATAGCTAACAGAGTCACCCATCACACCTTTGATCTTTTGAAGCTCAGTAGGTATGTCGTTAAACTCGATGACCTTGCTCTCATCTTGCTTTTTCATTGAGAACTTCTCAGCGCGTCCCTCCTCGAACTTTCTTACGAATGCTGACAGGTCTATCTCATTACCGTAAGTCTGCTCCCAGCCGTTGTCATACGCCAGCTTGAAGATCGTACCTGCAGTTCTTGGCGTTGAAGTGTGGTTGGTGTTGGCAAAGGATGCCCACTTCTTTTCCATCGCTGTGCCGTCATGCTTTTGAGACTTATCACTCCACTCATCCCACAGCGCGTAGCCATTATCAGAGTTAGAGGTCTCGTAAGACAGTGCCATGCCGATGTTAATCCACACGTCATAGTCAGTGTTCTCATCGTTTGGTATAGCCTCCAGAGCCTCGCGTAGCTCGTCTAGGTTTGATGATCCAGCCTCGTATGCCGAGTCCTTCACAACATCTGGTCGCTCGATAAGGTCTAGTAAGGCTTGAGGCGCATCGTCAATACCACGGATGTTTGATTTATCGTGCTGAATCGCTTCGTATGAAAAGCCGCTCTTATGGAATGAACCACAGCCCACAACAAAGCTACCGGCAGACAGAAAGTCAATACCTTTAATTTCTTTCAGGATCTTAACAGTCTTAATGTCTTTGGACTTCTTAAAGTAAAAGTGCTTACCGCCAGAACCCGTCTTAATGACAAAGTTACACTTGGTCTCAATGTCAAAGCCAAGCATTGCGTTCAGTTCTTCTATTGCGTTCTCGTTATTTCTTGGATCGAAGTCAACAACAATATCGTCAGCCGTTAATACAATTCCGTAAGACTGAGCAAATATCTTCTGAGATATAAACGCCTCAATCTGATCCATAGATGGTAAGGGTGCCTTGCTCCAGCCTGTCATGCGCGGGTGCTTGTATTGGTTATTGCAATCTTCCATTCCGCACATGCAATTACCGTTTGAGTAAACCCCACGGATTGGCATTACATGATAACCGCAATCTGCGAAATCAAGAAGCCACTCCTGCATGGTTTCATAGCTCCAATTCTTATCTATCAAAATGCAACCTCCAAGTTAATCATAAATACCTACAATTCTTTTTATTTCAGTCAAGTCTTTTGGGTGCCAGAGATTATATACTGGAACTCCGTAGTCATGCGCTATAGATACCGCTGTAGCAGTTCCACCTTTAACTTTTTTTATTCCTATCGGCTGAGCATAGCAAATCAGCACCTGAGATGGGTTATCTAGTCCAAACCCAAGAACTTGATATGCGTTTCTAGCATGAAGAGCCTTCACTCCTTGCTTTAGACTTTCCCATGCCGGATGGTGCATTGATGCAATGTACATGGCCTTGTCGTAATTGTAAAGGCTTTTTGCATTTAAGTGAGCAC